CATGATCGAATTGGAGGAAAGGAGCGTACTTGACTACGATTCTTCGTAGATTGGGCCATATGATGGTATCGGCTATGGCTAGACTGGTAATACTCTTTGCAGAGAGCATGTCCAAAATGGTCATGGTTTCAACACTAACATGGCCGCCTAAGAAGGCTTTTATTATATATGGATGACTGGATTTTTTGGTGGCCAGTAATTCAGACCAATCTTCTGAATAGTTGCTTAGATTTTCTACTTCGGCTCGGAAAACATAGCTCATGCTTTCCTGGCGTTTGGTCCAGTCCAGATATCGATCATGAGCTTCGGTATCAAATACTCCGCCCCAACGATCGCCGGTCACGAAGTTTGCAACTAAAAAGTTTATGATTTCAGAGTCTGCGTATTTTTTGCTGATGCGTTCTATGCTAAACAGATCTTTGCGAGCAGCAAAAGCCTTGCGGCTGGCTCGGACACGACCTTGCATCTGAAATACATCATAATCGTCGCTGGTAAAATGTAGTCTGAGGGCTAAGTAGTTTTTGTAGACTTGATAGGCATTCATTATATGGGAAGTTTAGCACGGGGTTTCATGTAGTTTTGCTCTTCGGCTTCGCATCGAATTTTTTCTTTGAGGCTAGTGTTGACTAATTTGCCTATGCTTTCGATGTTGATGTCGGCTTCGGTACAGTAGGCAATTATGCTGTCCATGTATCCGGTTTTTGTTTCAAGAACACGATTTTCAATGTACAAGGAAAATTCTGTAGCAGTTCTAAAACGTTTGGTTATGACCAAACCATCAGTTAATTCATTCATATCTGTTGAGGTTCATCTACTAGACTATTGGGACCATAAGCAGCCAAAAACAAAGCACGAGCTTCGCCGGCATTGTTGGCTGTTAGGGTTTTGGTTACGGGGCTATGAAAGTCACTTTGAATGAAAATTCCATAGTGTTGGCCTACAAGATAACGAGTAAAAGGCGAGCCTTCTAATAAAATTGTATATCGAGGATTTTCAAATCCTGGATATCCTGGGCTGTCCTCCAAAATAATTGCTTCGTTGGCATCTATGATGGATTCTATGAGCAATACATTGGACTCACCGGGCACAATGGGTTCACCGGTGCTTAGCGTAATTGTTGTTCCCGGAACAGCTAGGCTGGCATTGGCAAAAGCCAATCTATGGTTAGTAAAATCCAGATACCAAACATTGCCATAGCTCAGGGTAGCTGATGGCAGCGTTACAATGTAATGGGACAAGGGTTTTACGGATTGTGCTATGTCATAACGAAGGCTGGTTGCCAAAAAACTAAATCCTGGTCCATAGGTTGTGCCAAAGGTATATGAATGTCTGGGCACAGCGGGATTGGTGATGGTATCATACGCATAGGTATAGTCAACACCTTCGACAAGCAATGTTAAATGGTTGTTGGCATCATTTTTTAAAAACAACGCAGTTTCGGCCTGTACGGTAAGATTGGCATCCCAGGAATAGGGATTCTGACTTCCGGATCCAGGTGCTCCGACTACAGTGTTTCCGGCTCTCCAGGTAAAATTTTCGGTTATTAAGAATACTGGGTCAAGTTCCAACGCTCCTACAGGAGGATCAATTTCGTTGGGACCATAACCAGTAGCAGCATATACATTGGGCGTTATGGACCAGTTAGGTATGGCTGGTCTGTTGTTGGCAGAGCTTCGATGTACATTGATACTTGTACGTCGACTGTTGTTTAGACCAACAATGTAAAGTACATTGGCTCTAAAGGTAGGCATTACTTGAAGGTTATGAGGGCCAACATGACTGCATGCACAACAAATCCAAAGCCTATGGTTATGACCATGACCATGTCCTTGAGAATAGCAGCTCTAACAAAGAAAAGCGATAAACCTGCCCAGACAAACAATACCAGATCCACCGGCGGCATTTTTTCGGTCAATCCGCTCATGACTGCCAGAAGCGTCGGAACAGTGGCAGCGTGTATTAGTATTAGACCAATCCAAGCAATGGTTTCAGCCGTAGCTGCAGTCAATTTAGTTCGGCAAAATTCCGAAATTTTTTGTATGTTGATTACGTCACTGACATAAAATTTATGATTAGGATCACGTAGTTTGTCTAGTATGTTCATGATATTATTTATAGAAAATGTGGTTACCAATGGTGGCAACTTTTTCTTTCTTCCAACCTGGGTTCACGTAATTTGCATGATAATACAAGGCTTCGGTCAACCCTTCGAGTCTAAAACCTTCGAGCAAGACCTTTTTGGCTACTCTGTAGCATTCTTCGTAAGCCTCTTCATGCAAAGGCCGTTTCTGAGTAGCACGTTCACAATACCAGCTGAACTGACAGATAACTTTATCAAAAAATACATTCTTCTGATAGATGGTCTTGCAGATGTCCTTAGGAAAAACACCACTCTCGGTGCGATTCAGCGTAACCTGTGCTACGGCTACTTTGCCTTCAAAGGGTTCGCGAGCAGCTTCATAGTAAATGTTTCGTGTCAAACATTCTAACTGTCGTTCACGTTCTTTGACAGTTATACTGTTTGCCTGCATAGGCTCAGTGTTGCGTAGATGATCAAACTTTAAATTTACAACTTTCAAAATCATGGTTGCAACCAAAAATCCAGCCAATAGCAATAAAACAGGTTTAAGAATTCGTTCCATGAATTTCTCCGAAAGGAGATCCTAAGATCTCCAGCCAAGATTACTTCTTAGAAGTTTTCTCTAAGGGGGTTGCTGTTGTTTGAGATACAAAGCCGTTGAGTATGGCCGCTTTGGCTATGATTTCGGCTTCAGAAGGATAGCTAGGATAGCCAGGATGATCTGGTGGCTGTGTTCCTGCGTGGCGGGCATTGTCTACTCTTACCTGCCAGTCATTGCTTATGGCTTCGCGTTTACCATAGTAATCTTGTTCAAGCATGGCCTGAGCCATTTTCAAAAGATCGAGACGAATCTCGTAGGGTGTCATGTTACTCATGTGTTTCTCCTGTTTGTGTGTAGTGTGTTCGATTTTAGGAGATCGAGAACTCCAAATATTTATAGACTCCAGTTACCGTTTCTGAACCAAGCAGTAACTATGTACTTATTACCCTCTAGTATAGGGTCTCCACTGTGTTCTGTCAATAGATTTACGTCCGGTTCATAATTGTATTGGAAGTATAATGCCCTTCCGGTTTTAGGTAACACCGTAAAGTCTAGTTTATGAAAAGTTGTGCCGCCCCCAGAAAAATCATCGTTTAAATAGATTATCAGGGTACCAACTCTGTTGTTCTGGCATTCTGGTCCATGAAAAAAATAATCATAATGCTCTTTGTATTGCTCACCAGGGGCATACTTTTGCATTTGCAAAAACTCAAACCTCTGCGATCTTACCTTTAGAGTCTGAGATATTTTTGCTTTGGTATAGGCAACAAAATCATAAAACCTCAAATTTTCATAGATATAGTTTGTAGAACTGGTTCTATGTGCCGTAGGTTTGGCCTTAAGTGTGTCGTGATCATACCCCGTGCTCTTGACCCAAGGCCAGGGGTATTCTATGAATTTTTTACAGGTTTCCGAATCTAAAAAATCTTCAAAGATCGTTACCAGGGGTCTTTCACATAAAATGCTAGTATTCATTATAAAGCGGATTGCTCCGCTGACTTAGTAAGATACTCTTAGGCCAACGCCATAGGCCTTTTCTTGGATGTCTTGCATGGAACGGCTCAGGCTAGCACTAACACTTATGGCCTTGTTCAATGGAACACTTACACCAGCATAGGTAACAGTCTGTTTGGGGTTGTTGTCATCCCAGTTTACACGTGTTTTTACGCCACCAAATGCCCATGCCGGTCCAACTGGAGCACCTGTGCTTAAACCAACCAATCCATAGGTAAAATCTCCATTGACTTTGCCATTGAAACCATTGTCATAGCCAACGCCACCGAATACATTGATACCTTTGATGAGGTCTTTTCCTGCAGTGGCTTCGACACTATTAAGCATTCCGCCTTTGTCAAACACAGCGGTTCGAACCTGAAATCCCATGTTGAGGCCCATCATGTCTTTGCCTGCACGAAAATATTGAGCAGTGCTACCTGCTCGAGTGCGGGTATCAGTAACCTGATCTACATCGAAACTAACAAAGTTAGCTGCTTGAGATGCAGCAGCTGACATTGCTAAGGCTAATGCTAATACAGTCTTTTTCATTAAAACTCCTTGTGTGTGATAGGCAGTTCGTTTGGTAACAAGGTGAACTGCCAAAACCCCGTCAGGTTTAAGCGGCTAGCTTAAGGTCCTGATAGAAATAGTCGTCGTTTGCGTCTATTTGATTTGCTAGGATTACGTCCTTCGCCTAACGAGTTGTCCACTTACTTACTATTTGCCCCGTCGAAACCATGTCTGGCCCATCAGAAGTATACTGCACTAGCCAGTTGAATACAGCCGACCAGTCTTCCTTATCAGTGAAGTGCAATATACTTCTGGTGGACCAGGCGGGAGTCGAACCCGCGTCCGCAGCATGTTTCTGCTTGCTTCATACAACTATACATTATATATTAATTATTCAAAACCCTTGATACTGCTGTTATGACCGCAGCAATACGACCAATGTCTCGCAACTGTTCGGTGGTATAACCTTCTTTTTTCAAAGTCTCATAGTGAGCTTTGATGCAGAAATGACACTTACCAACAATACTAGCAGCCAGACTATAGGCTTCAAAACGAGCCTTGGTGGTTCCACCGTGAGTAGAAATAGCATTCATTCGCAACTGTGCTGGCAGTCCTTTGAGATTTTCATCGTCAGCCATTTCGACATAGGGATACCAGACATTGTTCATGGCCATTAGACTGGCCGCAGTAAGAGCAGCATCGGCCTCGGCACGTTCTGTGATCACACTATGAAGCCAGGTCCAGAACTTGGTATTGCCAGTAGCAAATGCTGCTGCCACTGCAATGGCTTCGGCTTCGTTGGCTGGAATACTGCTTCTTTTAATTACTGCATCCAGATTAAGTCTGGTATCTTTGGCATAGTCTGGTATGGTTTCTTTGAGATTATCAACCCAACTCATGTTTTTCCTTAGCTAAGGGCTAATGCTATGATTAGCGATATTAATAAAAATAAAATGACAATAAAACCAGAACGATCTCGATGACCACCATGAGTCGAATCTATCTCTAACCGTTCGAGATGTGTAGGTTTACGATTTCGATGATGGTGCAGCAGAGTTTGAATCAATGTTTGAAGCATGTAGTAACTCCTGTATCAAAGGTTCAGCCCAAATCATCTGTGCTGCAACTGCTACCAACACCGCTGCTCCTATCCATATAGTTTTGGGCCAACGTTCCATGATTCTAGCTACTACAGTACTACCAAATAAGATGATAGGTACAGACACTAGTAGCCCAAATATAATAAGCCACCAATTACCACCAGCTGCACCGGCTATGGCAAGTGCATTGTCTAGACCCATTACAGCATCGGCCCAGACAATGGTAGCCATGGCACCCCAAAAAGTACTTGCAGCCTGAACTTCATGATCTTGTTCTTTGTTGTCGCGTACCAGAGTCCAGGCAATGTACAACAAGGCTAGACCACCTACGAGCCTCAAGCCCGGGATCATGAGCAAATAAGTCAATGCAGCCACACATGCGAACCGGACTCCCACTGCACCAACCGTGCCCCATAACATGGCCCGCTTACGCAGGTCTGGTGGTAGGCGACGACTGGCCATGGCAATAACGATAGCGTTTTCGCCGCCTAATACTACATCAATTAAGATAATGGCACCTAGTGCCCAAATGAGTTCAAGCATTATTTCTTATTCCTCTGATCATAAAACTTGTTGCCTAGCCATATGGCCACAGCAATACTCAAGCAAAGGATATAGAGCTTGATTTCATAAACATCCCAGATTGATGCGTATTCAAACATTATAGAGTTGCTCCACCCACCGAGCGGTTACATTGGCAAAGTTCACCAGTTTGCAGTGCATCAAGAACTCTAAGAGTTTCTTCGGGGCTACGACCAACATTGAGGTTATTGACTGTAATGTGTTGAATAACATTGTCAGGGTCAACGATGAAAGTAGCTCTCAAAGCTACACCATTTTCCTCATCAAGAACTCCTAGTGTTTGAGCTAGTCCTCCTTCAACATATCTTTGATGTTCTTCGTCATAGTCTTGCGGTGTCTTGAGAAGATCCGCAAACATCCATGAGTTGGTTTTCTTCAAATCTTCATGAGCATTGCGCCAGGCAATCTTGCAGAATTCGTTGTCAGTGCTGCCCATGAGCAATACGGCATCACGATCGTTAAAATCATTTACCAGTTTATCATAGGCAACAATTTCAGTTGGACATACAAAGGTAAAGTCTTTGGGATAAAACATGATGATCTTCCACTTGCCAGGGAAGGATGCTTCCGTTAGGTCCTCAAAGGCACCTTCGGGTGTAAGAGCACCGGGCTTTACACCGACAATTTTGAACGGACGAAGTTTATCACCTACTGTTAGCATTTTAGCTCCTTTTTTCGTATAGGTCTCGATATTCAATTAAAAGCTCCGCCCAGTCATCTCGATGTTCGACAAAGACCTGCGGATCACTATCTTCTACGGCAATTCTAATGGCTAATCTGGGAATTGTCAATCCATAGCGTTCTTCGGCCATGATGGCATAGGCACTGGCCTGCATGAAGTAGCTGTGAATCCAATCTCGTTGTTTGGGTTTTGAACTTGTTTTGAAATCTATGATGTGCGGCTTGCCCTTGTAGTCTGCAATGCAGTCTACGGTACCAGCCAATCTTAGATAGTCACTGTAAAGATTATACTCACTGGCTCTGATGTTGTCGATTTCATCCAAATGCGGACGTATGCGATCGAACAGGTCCTGATGCAACGGATTGTCTAAGACAATCTCCTCATTCTTTATATATCTTTCTGCGAGCTTGTGTACGCGTGTTCCACGTCTTGCAGCAGAATTGCTGATGCGATTGGCCTCAGCTGCGCCTATGCGATTACGCCAGGCCGCAATGGCTTCGCGACCATGTTCACTTAGAACAGTTGTGACCGAGGGATAGGTCTGTCCCTCGGGTGTGGCATAGGTTCTTTTTCCGGAGCTTTCATTGGTTACGGATTGAAGCTTAATCTCAGGCAACCAATCATGACAAAATTTTTTCACTTAGTGTAGGTCTTGTAGAACTTCTAGTGCATGGTTATAGTGTTTGACTCTATCTTCAAGACCAATGAAACCACCGTTGATGCGTTTGGTCATCATTCTAATGTCTTGCTGATCGGCCAAGGCGTTTAATTTATTGGCACTCCAGAACCAACAGGCGCTGTGCAGTGCGTAGTAAGGCTGGGTCAGGCAGTCAGGTACTTCCAATAAGGTCCAGTCTTCAAACAGATATTCGCTGCAGCGTCTGTAGTTGTCTTTGCCAGTCAACTGTATGAGACCACGTCCACGAAACTTCCAGCCTTCGCCACTGGATTCATCACCATTGCCCATTCTGCCACCATAGACTCTGTTGGCAATCTTTTCGGGCTGCCGTGCATAGGCATTGGCTAATTCCAGGGTAGGAAAGTATTTTTTGAATACACCCATGAGTCCCTGTGCGCTGTAGTTGAGATTTTCCGAAAGCATGGTAAAGCCACCGCTTTCGTGTGCACATTGTGCTATGAACGCCGATGTCCTAAGAACATCTGTGATGTCGTATTGTGGTAGAACCTCACTTAAACTTTCGTGCCATTCCTGTGGATTTTTGATCCTGGGTAAAAGTTTCTGTACATGATCAAGTCTGAAATCAAAATCAAACTGATCGGCCATTTAATCTATCCTTGTATAGTTAAGAACATTACCGGCTCCGTACTGGGCTTCACCAAGCATTTTTGCATCATAATCATTGCTGGCCCAGATCAGGGTTTCGGCAGTTTGGTAACTGTTGATACGAACCCAAAGTTTATACTTGTACATTATGCGTACTGTTCCTCATAACTTAATCTGGCAAGAATGTATTCCTTGACGATGTCGGACCTTACTATGTCCTTGACGTCAAATTCTATGACTCTGAAACTTGGCATCATGTCGGCTATGACCATGAACTTCTTGAGTCCAGACATATCGGTCTTCTTGTAGAGATCGGTCTGTCTAAAGTCACCACAGAATATGATCTTGCTGTTCTCACCCACTCGGGTGATGATGGAGTTAAGTTCCATGTCAGTCATGTTCTGTGATTCGTCGACTATGATCACACTGTTGTCCAGCGTGATGCCTCGAACAAAACTTGTTATCATGAATTTCACAGTACCCTGTTCACACAATCTCTGAAAGGCATCGTGCCTGCCAAACAAATTCTGGCAGATGTCCTGATAGGGTAGCTGATATACCTCGGTCTTTTCCTTTTCGTCGCCGGGCAAATGACCAATTTCTCGGCTGGGTACTGCGCTCCTTACTATGACTACCTGATGATATGGGTTGCCATGATCTAGTACTTCCTCCAGTGCTTTGTACAGGGCTATGTAGCTTTTACCGGTTCCGGCCACACCATGCAGTAACATGATGCGACTATCATCATAACTGTCGAAAAATCTCCGTTGGTTCTCAGTTAATGGCTCTATGACCGTAAGATCATCAATTCTAATTTTTAGTTTATTAGTAATGGTGACCTTAGGCTGGTTTGCTTCTTGTACTGCATGAATCTTTTTTGCCATGTACGCCCTCTTAAGTAGCAGAGGACATAGGTCCTAATGGACATGTCCTCCCATCGGATGGTTATGTTTGTGGATCATTTTCTACTTAGCTTGGCACCGAGGTCAGAGCGAGGG